ACATATCCTTATCCCTCATCTGCCTTTACGAACTTCCCGTTATCGTCTCTTTTCTTAGTAGACTTTTTCTTCTTTGCTTTAGCTTGTTCAGCTTCCATCTTTGCGATGGCATTACTTAATGTACTCATTTTATTTGTTCTAAGTAGTAGTTTGCTAATTCACTTAATGGATCTTCTTTTTCTATATTTGGTAATGCAGCAATAGGTATAACGTCATTACAAATAGCTTCAAATCTTGACCCTGGTCTCAGAGTAAAACCCCGTTGTTGAATTTTTGTGCAGTTATTAATACGCACGAGTTCATAATCTAATCTTTGTTTCTCTAGACGATTTTTTGCAAGATCCTTACATAAGTCTACTGATCGACTATTCAATGGAATCATGAACGTCATCTGTACACCCCAGTTTTGAGTCATGGTGTAGGACTCTGGATCATGCGGTCTACCTTCATTACCTAAATAGAAAGGTGATAAAGAAAGAGTAGAGCCGTTACAAACGACTCCACCTCCATATTGTTGTCTAGATACACTTGAATTATTCTGAAATTGCACCGCTTGATTGGTGACATTTCCCGTTGCTGCAGCTGAAGTCTGAGGGTTTAAAACTGTTTCACCTTCAGCTAAAGCAGGACTTCCTATTGAGAGAAGACAGAGAGTGAGGTAGTTGTAGAGACGGTTTCTATATCTCTTGTCAGATTTGTTTCTTCTACTAAACCAGCTGCTCTTGTGACGATCTCTAGTTGAAACTGTTCTCCAGGGTTTGTAATGGAGAAATGAGTATGATCGTCTGTGATCGCTGCACTGGGTGTTATGTTTGTTCCAGCCCAACTTGAATAATCTCCGCCATAGACTTGTGTATGTGATACTTCTGTAATGTTTTGAGTGGTGTTAGTGGTGGATTGCATACTTCCTTGGGTGAAGGCAGGAGTAACAGTGGATGCTCTAACTGCAGACGGTGCTAGCAGTAGCAAAAGTAGTAAGTACTTCTTCATTTAGTTTCTTTTTTTTGAGTTTCCGTTTCCGTTTCTATTACCAATTGATAATCCCAGTGAGGCAGTCGAAGCTGAAAAAACTGAGGCTATAAATGTTGGATCAAAATCTAATATTTTCCTTCCAGATGGAGTTTCGTAGTAGCTAATTGTAAGCAGAAGTCCACTCCAAAGCAAGATAATAATTTTTACTGCATCATGCAGCCATTCCCTATGTTGCTCTTCCTTTTCCATTAAATTTCTTTTGGATTCTTGTTGCAATCTGTTTAATTATCGGTTTCATTACTTTTACTGTTTGTTTGAAAAGTGATGTCACCGTTAACGTAGCTATAACTGACACTGATGCTGTAGTTCCTGCAGTCACGAGTATTTCTTCTTTGGGAACTGGAAACTGCAGATCAGTGAATGGTATATCGATACGTCTAACCTCAGCAGCTTGAGGTTTCTCTTTAGCTGGTTTTCCTTCTTCCTTACGTTTTTCAGCCTCTTCAAGTATTTCTTCCTGTCTAAGTGTAGGTACACCTTGAGGTGGAGCCAATACCCTAGGAGCTACTACCATAGGCTTATAACTAGGTATGTTAGCTGCTGGTTCGTTTAAAATTGGTCTTGGTAGTGCAATTGGATTAGGAAAACTTACACCCGATGGGAGGCTGAATTCTGGTATCTCCACTTATGCTTTAGCTTCTAGTGCTGTTACTTTTGCTGATAACTCTTTTATTGCATTAACTAAGACAGGTACTAACCTTTCATACTTAAGACCATAGGCTGTGTCATCTTCATTAAGGTTGACTACGAGCATGTCATCTTTACTACCAGCAAAACCACTAGATTTTTCTACAGCTAGAACATCTTGAGCTTTGAAGCCAATATGTTTTTTAGTTTTCTTCTTAGAACCATCAGAGGCATGTTCTTTTGTTACCTTTCCATCTTTGTCATAGCTATAATACCAACACCTTTTATCCCAAACATAAGTGATAGGTTGGAGTTGATTAACCCAAGCTAAACCATGTGTAAAGTTTGTAATATCAGCTTTATCACGTTCATCAGATGATGAGATAGTTGTCTCAGCACAGTAGAAATCCGTAACTGAATTACTACCTAAACATATAACATTACTTTCAGTATCTATTTCTCCAGATGGAGAGTATGCATTTCTACCAGCATGATTACCTATTAAAATATTATAAGTACCTGTTGTAAGATCATACCCTGCATAAGTCCCAATACATACGTTACCTTCACCAGTGGCAAATGACGTGTAATCACCATATCCAGCTTGGTATCCAATTGAAACATTATTATAACCCTTCTGGGAGTAACCAGCCTGTGATCCAATAGCTACATTGGTATGTCCAGTGTTACCCCTTTCCATAGCCATTTTACCCAGGGCTACATTGCTATGGCCAGTACTTATCCTTTGACCAGCACCCGAACCAATAGCAATGTTATCACTACCTGTTGTCATATCAGTTTGACCCTGCATAGCACTATAACCAATAGCTACATTACCAGCTCCTGTTGTTATCAGGTGTCCACAGTAGTCACCAAGTATTACATTATTGTCTCCTGTTGTTAATTCGTCTCCTGTCTGTTGACCTCCAATAATAATATTTTCATCACCTGTTGTTAGTTTTTCACCTGTGTTCCATCCAATAATACAATTATTTCTACCAGTAGTACAAGCATAACCAGCCTTCGTACCTAAGAAAGTATTACCATAAGTATTAGATCCAGTTAATGCATAACCAGCAAATTTCCCTAGGGAAATATTCTCATTAGCATAGTTTTCACTACCAACATTACCTGCTGTAGGTGTTGTCAAACTATATAGTGAAGAATTCCATGCTGTACCACCGCCGCCTGGAAGGTTGGTTAAGTTTGAACCATCCCCACTAAATGATGTAGCTGTGCATGTTCCAGAGATAGTAGTAGCACCTGATGTAGTTAATGTACCATTGACATCAACACCTGCTGAAGTAGTCTCAAATTTCTTACTATTGTTATAATATAGCTTAACTTCACCATTAGCTTTTGCTTGTAAGGAGGTTTCCCAATTAGTTGGATCTCTAATTTCAACTGTGTCAGCAACGATTCTTAGAGTTGCAGTTCCAAGATGTTCAATTGTACCTTGAGTATCAGTTGCTCTGATTTGTAATATATTTGAAGCACCTGTATTCCACCTAGCCTTTCCATAAGGAAAATCTAAATTACTACCATCAAAAGTAAGGTACTGTGTCGCATTTAATTCACCACTTGTACCTGAACCAGTAATAATTCTATTAGCAGCATTATTATTAATTGTTGTACTAGAAATGGTTGGTTTATTAAGGATAACAGCATCACCACTAGTAGCGTTCCAATCGCTTTGTACATTAACCTCAGCTCCAGTTGCAATACCATCAAGTTTTGTACCATCAGCAGATACGTCTCTACCATCAACGGTCTGACTACCAGAGAAGGTGATATTACCTGTCATTTGTCCACCAGACTTCGCTAATAGATCACCTGTAGCTGTTACACCACCTTGCCAAGAAGAACCATTATAAACACGTAATTCATTAGATGTAGTATTAAATACTAAATCACCAACATGTAGATGTGATGTAGGATCTGAAGATGCAATTCTATATAAGTCTGAAAAATCGTTAACGCTACTAATGTTCGTAGCTACTGTATTAACATTAGCTATTGAACCTCCAACGTTATTAATATTAGCTATGTTTGTGGCACAAGTATCAAGGTCAGTGACTATTGCAGTAGTTCCTAGTGTGTTTAGATCTGAGACTGCATCTGCTGTACCTAGTCTTCCTATTTCAGTGGCTTTTGCTGCTACAGCTCCTATGTCTGTTGCATCAGCTGCAACTGCTGTTACATCACTAGATATACCAGCAACTGTTGTAACATTACTAGCTATCCCAGCAACAGTGGTTACATTACTAGCTATCCCAGCGACTGTTGTAACGTTACTGGATACTCCAGCAACTGTGTTTATATTGGTTGAATTGCTACCTACTGCATTAATGTTAGTTATATTACTAGAAACAGTACTTACCTCAGTAGCTTTAGGTACTAGTCTATGGAATGTATAAGTATTAAGTGTAGATGTAGTTTCTACAATCATTCCATAAGTACTAGCATAAGTTGTGCTATTGGCTAAACCAGTAATGGTGACTGTTGAGTTACCGACAGTACCGTTAGCAATTGTAGCCACTCCTGATCCATTGGAGGTAAGGTTGCTGCTGAGAGCTTTAATAGATACAAGAGTTCCA